TCTGAGAGAGCCGAGTGAATGCCTCAAGGCGGTTGACGGAGAAAGTGGTAATGCCTAATCTCGCAAACATAGACAATCCAACCGAGGATCAAGAGCAAGAAGCATTTGTACAGTGGCTGCGACTAAAAGGCTATCCACACTTTCGCGTGCCGAATGAAACATACACCCGAAGCTGGAGCCAGAAAGCGAAGAACAAAAAGCTTGGCGTGAGTTCTGGCGTGCCAGACTTGGCTGTAGTTGTGCCGAACACAGGAACACGACGAGTTTACGTAGAAACACTCGATAGCGACGATAGCGCTGATTACGACCAGCCTATTAGCCGCTTGGTGTTCATCGAAATGAAACGCAAGAAAGGAGGCGTGACATCAGAAAATCAGAAGAAGTGGATTAAAACACTCAATGAGGCTGGCGTTCAGACTGTTGTTTGCAAGGGTTGTGATGTAGCGATTGAGTTTATTGAATCAATAACTAAATAGGAGACTAAAATGTCTAAAGATGAAGAGGGTATGGAGCATATCAATCCTGAGTCGTATATAGCTCCACTAAGACCATATCTTAGAAAATATATAGTTGATAACATTGACAGCCTGATACGATCTGCGGGTATTGATATTAGCGTCCAAGAGACTTTGGAGTCTCTTGACGGAAGTTTCGTGCAGTGTCTTGAGGCAAGTGTATCTTTTGACCGTATACCTGTTGACACAAAGGTAATCGCTGACGGCGTGGAAGCTCAGAGTAATGACGAGAAATGCACACAGCCTGAAACGCCAGGAGTTAAAGTTGGCGACAGGGTTGCGTTTAATCACGGCGACGAAACGACAGAGGCGCTGTGCGGTGATGTGATTGCGATAAAAGGAGGCGAAGCGGTGGTTGAAGTGAAGCAGCTGTTGGGATGTCAAGCATTCATTCTACCGTTCGACAAGCTGATCGTCATTCCACCGAAAGCACAAGAGCGATCGGACGATTGAGAGGTTTATGACTGAAGTGGAACGCTTGACTACTTGATAAAACAGTCAAAGCATTTTATAGCTAGGCGCTGGTGAGATTGAGCGGTTGGGAGGCCGCGATTGCCAGCGCCTAATCTGTATATTTCAGAGGTAGAGGAGGGATAACAAACATGGTTAAGTGGCTAAAAATTGACAAACAAGACAAGACGAGGCGACGCCGTCAGGAGATCGGGCAGGTCGCCATTTATTATATTTCAAAACAGGCAATTATTATTGGTGATGAGCGAGAATGCAAGCCGTTGTCGCACTACATTCTCTTGCAGTCTTGGCAAGACCGAAACAAGAAACCATACCAAAATATGCTGCGTAAACTAAAAAGCACCAAGGGATTAACTTTCATGCAGGCACAGCTCATCGCAAATAGTTACGGCGTGCACATCTCGGACGTTTCCGAGCAGTCAATACCAAAAGAACTACGCGTCAATCTCTAGAATTATAATCATGAAAGATGACTTCAAATCATGTCCTAAATGCGGCCGAAAGTATAAGCGACAAGACAACTACGATATCCACGTAGCTGGTTGTAATCGTACGTCACCATCAACTCATGGCGGGGCGAGAAAAGGCAGCGGCGGAGTCAAGGGTAAAAAAACTCAAAAAGTGCTAGATCGGATGAAAGAGAAGCAGCGAATTTTAGACCGAATCACCAGAAACGCTGACAAGCTTTACGAGGCACAATTCCGACTGGCGACGGGTGTGCAGCTGTTGTTCGTGATAAAGACCGACCGAAAAGGCAATCGACTGCCAGCAGAGCAAGTCACTAACCCCGAAACAATTGCGGCATTTCTCGACGGCGATCTTGATGGCGTGGACGACGAATACTATTTCATTGCTACACAGAAACCTGACAACAAGGCGATCAAGGATATGCTAGATCGAGCGTTTGGCAAGCCGGTTGACCACGTCGACCTGGACGTCAGCGTTCGCGAGAAGCAGCCGCCAAAGATCGTCTCAACCATCAAGCCGCGTAAAACGAAAGGCGAGTAGTTCATGTCGCTAGAATTGAAGCCAAAGCAGCAGAGTGTTGTCGATATTATTAACGATTGCCCTGAGGTTGATACTATTTACCTGATCGGTGCCGTTGGCACGGGCAAGACAGATATTGCGGCCAGTATCGGCATAGATATTTGCGACACCTTCGAGAAGACGTATTGGACAGTGTTTCGTAAAAATATTAGCACGGCGAAGCGGTCGGTAATTCCATCGTACCTGACGATGCTCGACCGCAAGAACTTCAAGGAGGGCGAGGACTACACGTACAACGGCCAAGATTATGAAATTAAGTTCCCTAACGGCTCAAAGATTGGCTTTGTGGAGGCGGACGAGACGAAAGACAGGAGCGGTCAGAAGATTAAAGGTATCAACGCCAGTGCTAGCCATATCGATGAAGCCGACGAATTGTCGCTAACGATGTTCACCACGGCTAGATCTCGTAAGGGCCGCCGCAATACCAACGGGCAGCCGAGCATCGCTATCATCACCCTCAACCCGAATGATGTTGAACACATCAAAGAGGTGTATATGCGTTGGAAGTATGGCGGAAATGGCAAGTATGAGCCACTGCCACCGAATATTCGCGTGGTTGAGTTTGATTTGTCCGACTCTTGGCAGATGCAATCAGATATCGATGCCATGATGACCAACCCGATTTGGTGGGTCGAGAGGTACCTGAAAAACAATTGGGAATATCAGGACGAGAGCAAAACGATATTCCGCTCGAGCATCTTTGCCAAGGCTGTCGTCAAAAGTTATAAACCAGGCCGCAAGACGACTGGATACGACGTGGCGCGTGATGGGGTTGACCGTAGCGTTGCGGTGGATTGGGAAAACCTGACGCTAGTTGACGGCACTATTACTAAAGACTCAAACGAGCAGATAGAGACTGGCAAACAAGCCGAGTGGCTGATTGATCATTCAGATAACTTCGCTATCGGCTACGAGAATGTCGCAGTCGACGGTGTGGGTGTCGGTGTTGGCGTTATCGATGGCGGCAAAGACCGCGGTGCTGAGTTCGCGGTGTTTAAGTCTGGCTTTTCGCCCGACCCATTCCTAACATTCGATGACGAGCCAAAGAGCCGAGAGGACGCTGAGCGCTCACAGGAGTTGATGGCGTTTAACAATTTACGATCACAGGTGGCGTACATGCTAGCAATGGGGCTGGATAGCGGCAAGGTGAAAATACTCGATAGTTTCCCATTCCTCAATGAGTTTATTAAAGAGGCGCAGATGCATCACCACGAATATAAAGATAAGGTATTTGTGATGGAATCCAAGGAATCAATCAAAAAGCGGCTCGGCAAATCTCCTGACATATTCGACTCTGTATTGATGGGTTTTTGGCTACAGCTAAAGCGCGAGGTAGTGATGGAGTGGGGCGGAATTATGTAATCCGTATATTTACAGTTAGAGGACTATATGAAATTGAAAGACTTTTTGCGTAATATCAAGTTTGAAAAACCAGACAAGGACACTATCATCGAGGCGTGGATAGGGTTGCTGATGTTTGTCGGTGTGCCATTTTGTATTTGGCTATATTATGGCGGCAAGGTCGCCACAGTGGTATTTGTCGGCGTACAGCTGATATTTTGGTCGGTTTATTTATATAGGAGCAACAAGTAGATGGGAATTATTAAGACAGCCATGGGATTAAGAGGTGAGCGGCGAGTGAGCGGCGTTGACCCTGCTTTTCAGAGATTATCGATGTTTGATCACTACCGAGCCAGCAGTTATGCGACGGCTTATCCTAATATTCGCACAATCGCTAATAAATACATGACAGTGCGGCCGTTTGCCATTAATGGCAATGGAGAGCAGATTGATCATTGTGTTATTGACGCGCTATATCACCCGAATAAATCAGACAGTTCCGTGGCGTTTGCTGAAAAGATAGCCGTGTCGACATTGTCCTTGCGGAAGACGTACATTTTGGTTTGGAGCAACTATGGCGGAGTAGCAAAACCTGGCGGTGATTTCATGGGGCAGGGCGGCAGGAATATTGCCGGCTTTACGTTCCTGGAGTTTCCGCGAATTGCACGAGTTGGTGGCAAGACAACATACACCGTCGGCACACAGACGTTTACTGAAGACGAGGTGCTGGTGTTGCCTGGTGGCGTTGACCCAAACGACCTGTACGCTGGCTATTCGCCATCTGAAGCATCACGTCGCTGGGCGACCCTCGACGACTACATCGCCGATTTTCAAGCCGGCTTTTTCGAGAATGGAGCAGTGCCGGCCGGGCAATTCATTATTACCGCACCAACACGGCAATCATTCCAAGAAAGCGTGGCGATGCTACAGGACGCTCATCGCGGAGCTGGCAGCAACAACAACGTCACCTACACACACCGACCGGTTGATTCTAAGACCGGCAAGCCGTCGACCACAGCGGCCGTTGAGTGGGTGCCATTTTCACAACCAAACAAAGATATTGACTTTGAAAACTTATTTAAGCAGGTGGACAGGCGTATTGATACGTCATTTGGCGTGTCGGCAATCATGAAAGGCATTGATGATACAGCTACATACGCTAATGCACAAGTATCCAAGCAGGTGTTTGCTGAGAATGTCGTTGATCCATTACTGTTACGCAACTACACGCAGCTGACGCACGAGCTGAACCGAATCACCGGCGGCATGGGCGTGGCCATTACCTACGAGTTCGCTATTCCTCAGGTCGTCGACGAGGTCAAAGTGCAGGCTGAAGCTGATGATATTCGTATCAACTCCATCTTGAAGTTAGAGGCGGCTGGATACAGCACAGAGAGCATCATTGATGCGTTGAAATTGCCGAACAACTTTAAGCTGTTGCGTAAAGGTGAATACAAGCCACCAGAGATTGAGAACGATAAGCCAGATGTTGACGAGGGCGATGAAGTTGCAGACGCACCTGATCGCCGCAAGGTTGGCGATGTGGGAGCCTGGGGAGAAGCGAATGGCATCAGCCCAAAAGCATCAGCCGACAAGCAGCCGCAGACACTCGATGACTTTGAGCAGCTGATTTACGATGCAACGACGGAGTTCATGCAGAAACAAGTCGATCGAGCTATCGCTGAGTCTCGTCAGGTGGCTGAAAACAGTACTGAGGAAGACGACGAGCAGAACGAGTTTGCCGAGGCATTGCTGCTGATCATCGTGGCGTTGATGATAGTTCAAGGTGCGATTTACTTCGAGGACGGCAAGCAACTATTGATAGATAACGGCGTGTCCACGGCCGAGCTAACAGGCTTTGTGGTGGCAGCATCAACACAGGAGGCATACCGAGCATATCTACTAAATGTGGCTCGCTCATACGCTGACGACACAGCCGCCTCAATTCGCCGCGTGCTTGACCATGCGGCATCGCACGGCTGGGCACAGTCTGAGCTAGAGGAGAAGCTGCGTGGCATTATGAAGACCGACGAATGGCGAGTGCAGCGAATGGCTCGCACCGAGATATCACGAGCCGACGCACTGTCAAGCGTTGAAGCCATGAGACAGGTGCAAAACCAAACAGGAACGCTGATCGAAAAAGCTATGGAGAGCGAGACCGGCAAGCCGTGTGAGTTTTGCGCCACGCTAATCGATAAGTGGGTAGCAGTTGATGAGCCAATCTTGAATCTGAATGAGGCGATCATCGGCAGGGATGGTGGCATATTCATCAACAACTTTGCACAGAATGATGGCTACGACGTACACCCGAATGGTCATTGTCACCCGAAGTACCGTGTCGTCAAGGCGTATCTCAACGCCGAGCGGCGAATCATTGATAACGAGATGGCTGATCTGGACTTGCGATGTGAGGAGTGCGGCCGCTACCTGAACATTAAGGGTGTGACGCAGATGATCGCACAAGTGCGTTGCAGCAATGCGAAGTGCAAGCACGTCAATAACATCAAGATCGTCAACGCTACCTCGACAGACGATCAGGTGCGTTATGAGTTCGATAAATCGTAATCTGTAGTCTTAGAAATAAGACGAGAGCAAAACGCTCAAATTGGACGGGCAAGCAGGAGTCGAAGCATTAACTTTAACAAGGAAAAAAGCATGAAGTTCTGGAAGTGGAGCAATTCCGTTTCATCGAATAATCAAGAGCTTATACTTGACGGGCCTATCGCGAGCGATACCTGGTGGGGCGACGAAGTCACACCTGACCTATTTCGCGAAGAACTCAAGCAGCATGCGGGCGATTTGACAGTTGTCATTAACAGCCCCGGCGGCGACGTGTTCGCAGGCTTGGCGATCTATAACGCACTTGTGAATCATAACGGAAATGTCACTGTCAGGGTTGATGGTTTAGCGGCGTCGATTGCATCAGTAATTGCGATGGCAGGCGACAAGATTATCATGTCGCCAGGCTCAATGATCATGGTTCACCGCCCGTCCGTTTATGCGGCTGGCACGGTGGATGACATGGAGAAAGCCAAAGATGTTCTGATGAAAATCGAGGAGGGCATCACGCCTATCTACGCCAAGAGAACAGGGCTGAGCGATGAAAAGATCGCTGAGTTGCTGGAAGCTGAAACGTGGATGCTGGCTGATAAGGCTGTCGAGCTCGGTTTTGCCGATGAGGTGTCTGAGGCACCAGAGAAGCAAAAGCAAGACGAGGGCGTACAGAATGCGTTTGGTATGAACTTTGCATTCAGCATGTCAGCGGTCAAGCAAGCGGACGCCAAGCCAATGCAGAGCCTAGTTGAACAGATCAAGGCGAAAGCAGAGGCGGAGGCAGCCAAGGCGGCAGAGCCAGCCGAGGAAACGACGACTGAACCTGAAACGAAGACTGACGAACCAGCGGCACCGGAAGCCGCGCCAGAGGCGGAGCCTACTGACGAAGCTGAGCAATCAGAGCCGGAAGAACCAACTGATAACAATCCTGAGGAGGATACGGAAATGGATCCGAAAGATATTGCAAAGATGCAAATTAAAGAACCAGCTGATCCAGCAGCTGTCGACAAAGGTACTGTCGTAAACTACCTGGACACGCCAAAGGCGTTAGAAGATTTTGCTGACGTGCTGGTAGCGCAAGCAGGTGCTGGCGCGGCCGCCGTTCGCGAAGCGTGGATGGACAAGCTTGAGGCTAACGGTGTACAGATGGCTGTCACTGGTGCCGACAAACTATTCCCAACACCAGTCGTTGAAGCGATTGAGAGTGCGTTCAAGGCGGGTGGCCCGATTTGGAATCTGGTCGACAAGACTGGACTGGATGCCTACAACACCGCTTGGGACACCAATACTGACGGTGCGTTGGGACACCAGGCTGGTAAAGACAAAAAAGAGGCTACGATTGCTATCGAAAACCGCGTACTCGAAGGACAGTACATCTACAAGTACCTCACCCTGGACAAAGAGACTATCCGCAAGAACAAGAGTACTGGCGCGCTGTTGCGTTACGTCTTGCAGGAGTTGCCAAAGCGGATTATCGCAAGTGTTGAGCGTGCGATCGTTATCGGTGATGGATTAGACGACAGCAGCGACGACAAGATTAAATCGTTTGTGTCTGTCAAGGCTGACGCTAAGGCCGGTAACGTATTTGCTAAAACCTACACACCGAAAGCCAAAGAAAGCCGTCGTACTTCAATTCTGAACGCGATGGACTTGATTGAAGCCGAGGGTGATGTCTACATCGTTGCAAAACGCGGCTACATCACTTCGTTGAAAGATGAGCGTGGTAGCGATGGACACATGCTGTATACGCCAGGCGTTAATATCCTAGAGGATTTGGAGTTGGCTGGTAAAATCACACCACAGTGGTTTAACGATACCAATGACGCTGACAACGATGCGTATCTGATTGTTCTCAATCGCTACAAGGTGGTTGGCGATCAATCAATCGAGAGCTACACCAACTTTGCGTTGAAGCAGAATAAGCACGAATACTTGCAGGAAATCTTCGCAGGTGGTGGCTTGAGCGGCATCGCGACAGCAGTGGCTATTAAACACGTAGCCTAACAGAGAGGGGCGTAAGAGATGGCAGCATTGGTAACTAAAGAAGATATCGAGGGCGTACTTTTACGCCCCCTTTCTGATACCGAGAATAGGTACTTTGAGCAGTTATTGCAGCAGGTGACGGAGACGCTAGAGGCATTGCTGGATGTCAAAATGCAGGGCGAGGCAAATACGCCGCGTCTATATGAGACAACTTGCGGTTCGCGTTTCCTGGTCGTCGATCCGTTCACTAGTCTATTGCCAGAAGTGACAACAGAAAGCAGTATACCGCTGGTAGTCAAGTCAGTGAGTCAAGGCGACGAGCTGAACGCCAGCTGGTTCAACATCATTGAGATGGTTGATCCACTATCCGCTGATTACTACACCGTCAAGGCGGTGTGGGGATATGGAACACCGTTGCCATACGGCTTGAGAATCCTCATTGCAAGGTTATTTGACACGCTGTCAATAGCTAATCAAGGTAGTTTTTACAACAACGTAAAATCTGAGACGGTGTTGAGTCATTCAGTAACGTACGATAATACCAAGCAAGTTATCGATCAGTTCGCTGAGGCGAATGTTGATCTACTGGCAAAGTTTGTAAAGCCAATCAGCAATTGTGTGGTGTCTGGCTACACTGATACGCCGCTGAGCCAGCGTGGAGTTCATCGCTATGATATTCCGCGATAACATCACCTTAGTTGCGCCCGTAGACGGTGTATACCGCCAGACGGGGGGCGAGCGGCGCAGCGTGAAGTGTGTCATAGAGCAGACAAGTGGCTTGACTCGTGGCGGTAGTTACGATGCCATGACGGGCGACGCTAGAGCGTATCTGGACGGACGGGATGACTGGCTGTCATCAATTGGCTACTCGATCGAGGGGTATTTTGCCGAAGTGACGCTGTTTGGCGTTAAGAGGGTGTACCGCGTCGCTAACGTAGCAGTCGGCAGGGCAGTTATCACCAGCGGCACAGTGCAGCATGTTGAGATTGAGCTGGCAAGGCTCGATAGAGAGGTGTAATCATGCCGGTGGTCGATAACACGGTGGCTGTCAAACGATTCTTCCAGAATCAGGCAGCGACAGGGTTGAACGCAATGGCGAATCACACTCTGACAGTGGCCAACCTCACTGCACCGTTCAGGCGCAGGGGGTCGCTAAAGTCTCGCAATGTCGAGGTACGGCGAATTGGCAGGGATGCCATCAGATTGACATGGAAGCCAGTCTACTCGCAGTACCAGAACCGCGGCAGGCGTGCGAATGGTACTCATGTGGTACGTAAGTACACCACGTCCGGCACTGGCAAGGGTTTCGTTGACGAGGGCGTGAGAAGCACCATGAAAGATTACAAGAGGTTTTTTAGATGAATGTAACATTGGAGATTGCAGAAGTTGTGGCTACTGCCATTGGCGGGGAGCTTGGCAAAAATGTGTTTGTCGGGCGGTTGCCAGCAAGCAAGAGTCAGGACGGCATGGTGGCGGTTGCAGCTAGCGGCGGTGAATACGACGGCGGCAGCTTGGGCAATACTAAACTAACTACCGAGCTAACGATCACCGTAGTGAAAGCTGATGCGGCCGAGCTGTACGAGCTTGACAGCAAGCTGAGAACGGCATTGATGCAATTGCCATACACTGACGCGAGATTTATTCGTGTGAGCGTATTTCCGATGCAAGACAGCGCCTACGAAGCCTCTGAACTACGGATGGGGGTATGGAGCGCCCAATCTGTAACATTAGTTTTGAAAGATTAAGGTAAAGGAGCAATTAAAATGGCAAATATCGAATTTTCCGGACTGACGCACGATTTATATTTTGGTGCGAAAGACGGCAAGAATTTTAAGAAAATTCTGGGTGTACACGATCTCGAACCAGACAATGACAAAGACGATGTGACGCGCGATTTTATAGATGGCACAAGTTTAAAGGTACTTAAGAAGTTTACTTCGAGCATGAAATTCAAGGTTACTGATATTGGACAAGAAAATTTGAAGAACATCGTACCAGGTCATGTTTATGACAGTGGTGAAAAAATCGACAACGTAGAGGGTGTTACTGTCGGCACGAACGGCGCAGTCCAGGTCGGGCTGAAAAAAGGCTCGTCAACGCAGGTGCCTGGCACTTTGAAACTGGCACCAAAATTGGCATCGCAAACAAAGCACACCATTTATGTTTTGGATGCGGATGCAACGTTAACTGATTGGTCGATTGAGGACGGTCTGACTGAGTACGAAATTACTGTAAGCGGAACGTTCATTGAGGGCGACCTAACATTTGCGTAACAGGGGTGACACGGTGCTAAAAACAACGTGTCAATAGGTAATTTAACAAAAAGTAATGTAGTTTTTACAACTATGAAATGGAGGATGAGATGGCGTTTAAGTTTAATAAAACTCAAAGCCAGACTAATGTGCCGCGTGTTGTCATGGCACTTGAAATGAGCGACAACGGCAACGTGAGCACCTTGAAATACGTCGTTCCGCGTCTAAGCCGTACAAAAGTGGTTGCAGCTCAATATGATGCTAGGCGTAGCGTCAAGGGTGTGGGCAGTGCACAGCTACAGGCGATTGTTTCTAATTCGCTAAGTGGCGAGCTGCTTTCTAGTCTAGAACCAATTGATGGTGCGCCAGAAGTAGATAAACTCGTCGAGTTAATCGGAGATGAAAATCTCGAAGCATTCATGACAGAGCTATTCAGGCTCGCGACTGAGGATTACGCAACATTGCGCGCCGAGGGGGTCGAGGTATTGCAGTAATGGAAGACCATGAGCAGCAGTATGATCCAGAAAAGCTAGCCTTGCTGATTGAAAAACAGACCAAGGATATTTTGAAAAATCAGAAAATCACCGCTGCTGCTCTAGTTTACTATTATCAAATACCGTTTGCCGAGGCGGTAGAGATGCCATACGGAGACTCTGAATTATTAGTCAAAGCAGCTCGTGTATTCAAGGCACAAGAGGCGTTACAACAAATGGCAGTAATTACCGCTGCGCTGAGCGGTAAAAAGGCTAACAAGCTGATTAGTTTATTGGAGAAACAGGCAAAATGGTAGGTTTATTTGGCAGATTCAAGGTATTTTTCCAGACGAGACTCAAAATCGTCAATATTTTCAATATCGGAAATGACAAGCGAACCACCAATGATTTTTTCGCCAATCGTCGTAATCCCAATGGTATTGCCATTTCGCACAAAGCCCTCTATCGTTCGATAATTGATTGTACGAGTGAGCCTGCCGTTTCTGAACTTGATGGCGGTATCTGTCAGCTCAAAAGAAACGTTGCGGTATTTTCTATAGGCGAGCCAAGCGGTTACACCAAATGTAATCATGTGCAGCCAAAACCAAAAAACCAGCTTTTTTATGAGCCACTTTTTAGACAGATGATATTGTTTATTCATTTAAGAGTTCCTTTCGTCTTATACCACAATCATAGCATAGACAGGGTAATAACGTCATGAACCAAGGCGAGATTATTATCACATATCGTGTTGATTCGAGTGGTGCAATCACTGCCATGAGCAATGTCCAAAAAAAGATGCACGAGAGCGAGAGAGTTCTTAACTCGACTCAATCAAAATATGGCAAGTTTTTTGATGGACTGAATCAGGGCTTTGGCGGTGTTGCTAATACGATAAAAAAATTTGGTATCGTCGCTGCCGGTGTTATCGGTGGCGGTACATTTGGTGCAAAACAGTTTATCGACCTCGCCAGTGGCTTGCAAACAACACAAGCGCAGATGGCTTCGCTCACTGGGTCAACCGAGGCGGCCAACAAGGTTTTTGGTCAACTGTACAATCAGGTACTTGGTAAGCCAATCGCTTTTCCCGACGCCTCAAAAGCAGCTTCTACATTATTAGGCTATGGGCGCACGGCACAGCAGGTTATACCAGACATGGACACTCTGAGTAGGCTGTCTATCGTTTCTGGTGCAAATTTGCAGAATTTAGCACTGGTTTTTGGACAGGTTACGAGCCGTGGTGCGCTGTTTGGACAAGATGCTTTACAGCTGATCAACAATAATATCCCGTTGACTACCATCTTGGCCAAGAAGTTCGGTATTTCTATGGAAGAGGCTGCTGGAAGAATCAATGGTGGCAAAGTGAGTGCCGAGGAGTTTACTGCTGCCATGGCAGAATATGCACAGAGCCTAGATATCAGCAAATTCTCAAACACATTCCAAAACAGAATGATTAGCTTACAGGGCTCAATTCGATCGCTCGGATTAGAGATTATTGGCGTACGAGTGGATTCTGAGAGGGGGCTAATAGTTGACCAAAATGGACTATTTGCCAAGTTTAGCGATGGCGTCACAAAGCTTACTGCTTTTTTGAAAGAAAACAAGCAAACGATTGTTGATTTTGCCAACTTCATCATAGACAATGCTGTGCCAGCCATTGCAGCGCTAGGCTCAGCGTTTGTAGCAATGAAAGTTGGTCAGTTTGCGACAACAATAGCAAAAAGTGCCATCGGTTTGCGAGGTTTCATCGGCGCTTTAAAGAATGGGCAGTCGACCATGGCGGCATTCAATGCGGTAGCCGGGCTAAATCCATTTACAATCATAGCCGTGGCAATTGCCGCAGTTGTCGGTGCACTGGTGTTTTTGCAGGTAAAGTTCAATATCTTTGGCCAAGCGTGGAACGCCATCACGGCAGTATGGGGTGCAGCAGTTGGCTGGTTCAGCGGAGTGTTCGGAGCTATTGGGCAGGTTGTTAGCGGGTTTGTTAGTGGTGTAGTCGGCTTTTTTAGTAGTATTTGGATAGGTATCACAACCGTATTTAATAACGTTGTAGCTTTCTTGCAGCAATGGGGGCTTACAATTTTGGCGGTGATATTTGCGCCAGTGGCGCTGATCATCGGGCTGTTCTTTACGTTTAAGGATCAAATATTTGCCGTGTTCCAAGCCGTCTGGGATTTCATCGTAGCGACGTTCACCCCAGTGGTGCAGTTCTTCGGCGGAATATTTACTGGCGCCTGGAATCTTATTGTGGGCGTATGGGGAGCGGCTGTCGGGTGGTTCGGCAGCATATGGGGCGGTATAGTCGGAGTGTTTAGCGCCGTAGCTGGTTGGTTTGGTGGGGTATTCAGAGGAGCTTGGAATGCTATCGTTAGTATATTTGGCGGACTGGCAGGATGGTTCCGTGGCATCTGGAATGGAATCGTGGGTATATTCGGTAGCGTCGGTGTGTCGATCGGTAACGCTATCGGCGGAGCGTTTAGAGGAGCTATCAATGGTGTGCTGCGCTTTGTTTCTGGCATGATAAACGGCTTCATCAACTCAATTAACTGGGCTATCGGTATTATTAACGCTATTCCAGGCGTGAATATTCCAAAGTTAGGCACCATCAATATTCCGCAGCTTGCAGAGGGCGGCATCGCTACAAAAGCAACCCTGGCCATGATTGGTGAGGGTAGTGAACCAGAGGCTGTCATTCCACTAAGCAAGCTGAGCCAGTTCCTGAAGAACTCTATGGACGAGAGAGGTACATCATCTGGCGGCAATACACCGCAAATCAACCAAACCGTCAACCTGACGAACGGCATCGACGTTGACCAATATAACCGCAGCCTGGTGCAGCAGATGAGGAGGGGTTAGATATGAGAACATATGACGTACAGATCACTAATATGCGCACTAATGAGAGCGTGTTTCTGGCAGGCAGCAAACAGGGGCTATCGCATCTGACGCCGCCACTGAAAGGCTTTGGTGACCCTGACGTTCGCAACAGCCAATATGTGTTTTCTGGTGCCGACGGTGGCAGCGTTGATGAGCAGTTTTATGGTGTGCGGCAAATACCGCTGAGCTTTTTCGTGGTAGTGGAGCACGACGGAAGGCTCGCTGAGATGCACACTGAGATGGCAAAAATCGCTAGAACCATCAAAATCCGCGACAAGCTGCGAGTGCAGCTATTCACACCAACCGGGCGTGTCTACCAGACCGTCGCCAAGCTGACACAGCCTCTTGATCCGAAAATTGAGTGGCCGCTCATCGCCGACTATGACATCGAACTGGTTGCTGGCGACCCGCGGATGTACGACTACACTGACGGTGCTGCACAGAGAGTTACGCTCGAGCGACCGCGTGATGGCGGACTGTTGTGGAGCCCGACAGGTTTACTTTGGGAACGTGATGGCTTGCACTGGGTAGCTGGCGGGGGGCTAAATCACGCCATAAATGATGGCAACACGTATGCCTGGCCAACAATCACAATTACCGGCAAGGTCACCAATCCGACCGTATCCAACCAGACAACTGGCGAGATTCTGGCACTGAATATCAGCACAACAGACAGCGACACAATCGTATTTGATACATACAACCGAGAGGTGACTCTGAACGGTGTGGGTATCGACAACAACCTCACTAGTAGCCAATACTGGCGTTTAGTGCCAGGGCTGAACGAACTGATCTTCAATACGTCAAACAGTACCGATACTGGCACGGCTATTATTGAGTGGTACAACGGCTACACGGGAGTGGCGTAATGGACGAGTACGTACCACCACGTTACACCATTGAGCTATGGCACCGCGGAAAGACCAAGGTGGCAGACATTACGAGGCTTTGCCAAGATATCGACTGGAGCATGACACGGAATGGTGTTGAGTCGCTAGATTTTAATATGTCGATGCCAGACTGGGAAGAGAAGTGTCGGCGGATCGGTGAGAACCCAAACACTATCTTAAAACCATGGGTGAGCGACATCAGAGTCAAGCGAAACGGTGAATATCTGTTTGGTGCGGTAGTAGTGGAGGCGAACCGCAACCTGAACACCAACAACGCACGAGTACTGGTGCAGTGCGACGGCTATTTGAATCTAATTGACGCACGATACTTGAATGGTCGCTGGAAGGGGATTGAGGCGACGGATATTGCTTGGGATATCATCCAGGAGGTACAGAATCGACCTAACGGCGACGTTGGTATCACCAGGGGCAGCAGGCAGTACCGCACTGGCATACGACGTGACAGAATGGACGACTGGGAAGATATCAATGCTAAAGATGCCCTAGTGTCACTAACCAATTTACAGGACGGCAAGTTCGATTTTCGATTTACCCATGACCGCAAGTTTGAGACGTTTCAGACGCTCGGTAATGAGCGGCCAGACGTGACAGTGCGTTATCCCGACGACGGGTTGGGTATTGGTGCTATTCGTATGGAGTTGCCGCAGTCTGGTGCGAATTTGTACAACAATATAATCGGCAAAGCCTCTGGTATGGGAGAAGAGACAATTCGCTATAGTGCCGAGGACACTTTGAGCCAGCAGGAGTTTATCTTGCGCGAAAAGGTACAGCTGTACAACAGTATTAAGAATCTGTCGACATTGGCGGGGCACTGCGAAGCTGATGTGGCGGTAATGAGCCGACTGGTCGATTTGCCGCGCGTTACAGTGCGTGGCACGCAGTTTGATCTGAATAATATCGGAGTAGGCGATCGTATCGTAGTTGAGCAAAATAAGTATTCATCTTGCCCACTGAGTGGTTATTACCGAATCGAGCAAATATCTGTCAAGGTCGATGAGAATATGAGCGAAGAAATAACCCTAACACTGGATAACTACGACTTATGAGCGAACGATTGAATCTAGTGGAGGAGCGGCGCGCCATTGGCAAGTTGCGGGCGCTGCTACGTGCCTCTGAGCAAATGAAAGCCGCACAGAGAACTAGCAATAAGTCTGGCATTATTTACTATGAGACGAAAAGCGCTCAAGAATATGACGCGATGATACCTGTCGCATATGACCCCGCTTTTCTTGGTGGCAGAATAGTCAAAATTGAAACGACTTTCACCGCACGCAAACAACAGTGGCCGTACGTGCTGTTTTTGCCGCAGTTTTACGTCAGTGACAACCCCGACACGCTGGCGGGTGCGCAGCCAGTCACCGGCAGTATTATTGATCAGAGTTCGCCAGATATCAATAAGTTAGAGGTGCCATATCAACTAGCGTTTAGCGCCAGCACCACTATCGACAATCCGCCGCAGGGGCAGACGAAGTATGTGTACGCTAAATGCGTTTTTCTGGGGACAGATAAGGGGTCGTTCAGTATGAAAGCGAGCTTGCTATGAATCGGCTTAGTATGCTACCTGAAAACCAACTGGCAGACATTCTAACGTCACTTGATCGCAATATCCGCGACCTCAAGACCGGCCAAGTGATGGCATCAAACGGGCTGGTGTTTTACGAGAGTGCCAGCAACGACGAGTGGGATTTTAATCAGGTAGCTAACGTGGTTGGCGGGCAGCAGCAAGCCTCTGGCGTGCCATTTATCATCACGGCGACGGCAAAAAAGGATAAGACGTTCTTGTTGGCTGATTTGATTATTGACAAGATGTTGATAAACGGTGCAGCACCAACGCGTATTGACATAATACCAATATCGAGCGACGCGCGGCATGTTCGTAAGTGGTTTGCATACGCGTACGTGCGAAAGGGACTGAGTAGTGTACTGGCACAGATGAAGTGCGCCGTGGTAGCAAATACTAGTGTCGATTTGACAATCGAAAGTAGGATGTTATGAGGATTCAAGAGATAGACGGCGAGACGATGGCGCGAATCATTACGCGATGTGAGCGTGAAATTACCGAAATGAAAGCCATGCAGCGTGTTGGTGCTGACGGCGTGCAGGTATTTCGCGTCAAGTTAGAAGCGGCGATCGACAAGCGTGACGCAACGTTTCTGAGGCGGTTCAAAATCGTATTTACGCCGAAAGCCAGCACGTATCAGTCGGGTATGGTTTTTAAGCTGATGGTTGGCAGGCGCAGCAGCCATGGCTCAGGACTAGAGGACGTTACTCGCTATTTCCAGCGCCGGCGAAGCAGTGGCGGTGTACAAACGTGGCTAAATATATCAGATTTTTTGGTCGATCTCGGCAGCAACACATTCAAAATCTACGCGTTCGCTACGTCTGACGGCGAGCTGAGGGTTGAATATGTCTAATCTGTAATGTGGTAAGTGAAAATGAACGATAAACGAGACAAGGAATCGATGAATCAAACACCCAAAACGGTGCGGGAATTGGGCATCATGATGACTGCACGTGACGACGTGCTGAATGAAAGGCTGAGTTCAATAAACGATAATGTGTCGCGGTTGGCGGAGTCGGTCAAACAGCTGGCTGAATCGAAAGCCGATGCGGAGGAACTGAAAGCCCTGATAGCCCGCGTGGAACTGATGCAAGGTAGTTATTTGTCCAAGAGTGAAGCCAAGATTGGTGCTGGCGTAATGACAGCTGTAATTACCGTGATTGGCTTTATGGTCGATTTAATTGTGAGAGTCGTGAATAAACCGTAAACAGGAGGTAATGATGGCAGTCAAGCAAACCTATAATCCAAATATCAATATCGGTGCGAGAAGCGGCTGGTGCTTGCAGTATGTGGACGACGCGATCAGTGCTCCAGCACGAACACCAAGTGCTAGAGCGGCGTATCTAAACGAGTTGAATGCTGGACGTATCGACACTGGACACGCACCGATTGGTGTGTGGGTGGTTGGATTTTTAGGATTTTCAAGAGGGCCGTATGTGCAATATGGGCATGTATTTCTAATGCGAAAGCGTGGCGACGGTTCAATCGAAATCCACGACAGTGAAGTACATGCTGGACGACGCGGCATTTATAATAGCATAGAGGAAATCATGGGCTGGTTTGGTGTTTATGGGCCAGATTATCTAGGTTTTTCATACTGTTGTGATGGACGGCAGATCGCTGAGTATTATGATGAAGTGCAGCCGACCGATCGCAAGATGGAAGAGGATGGTAATGCTCGCGAAGAGCCAAACACCCAATCAGGCGTATTTCAGGAGCTAACTCAAGGTGATGTAATCGCTATGAAAGGCTACATCACTAATGGTGAATCAATCGCCGGTGACACAATCTGGTACGTAACAGCACGTAGCGGCAAATACATGAGTCGGCAGCTGTTTGAGGACAAGGATTTACATGATTTGCCAGACCTGACACCTCAACCCGTACCAAGGCCAGAGCCAACACCAGAGCCTGAGCAAGACCTCAGTAATGTCATTATCGATATCTCCAGTTACCAAACCGCCGAAGTTGTAAACGTATTTCCTAAAGTAGCGGGCGTTATCGTCAAAGCTGGCTGGGTCGGACAACAATACGGCGGTAACGATTTCAAGCTAGATCCAGATGCAGAGCTATTCGTTACTAAAGCTCGTGAAGCTGGCAAAATGCTTGGCTTATACTGGCTGCCACACTTTTCGACCAGAGAAGAGGCGGAACAGAACGCTGAGTATTTTGTGAAGTGCATCGAGGCTTTAGGAAACAAGCCTGGAGAATTATTGTTCCTTGATCTTGAGCCAGATTTTGAGGGTACTGTCGAGCAAATCGCAGTATTTAGTAACATAGTGCTTCAGAAAACTGGCAAGCAGGTATTCACATACGGTGGTGAGGCTATTATTCAAAAACTAGACTTGCCCCGCGTGGATTGGTATCCAAACTATGGAAATCCAGGCAATTATGCACATGGCTCGCTCATTCATCAATATTCAGAGACGCTGGCTATCCCTGGATATGACGGAAAGTTAGATGCTAATGTTTCGAATAAATCCATTGACGCGTTGCGGAGCATGGGTAAGGTGACCACGCCACCACCGGCAGAGAGGCCAGAATCACCAAAACCAAGCGAACCGGATACGAAGCCATCCGAGCCAGAGAGGCCGCAGGAAGCGCCGGAAATAAAGCCTGAACAGCCACAAAAGCCAGAGGGCGACAAGCCAACGGGGCTTTGGCGATGGCTGTCGGGGCTGATGATCGAGCTAGTGAAGCTGATTTTAGGGATTTTCAAGAAAAAATAAGGAGGAAATATGAAATCACTAGAAGCACTGAAAAATATCAACTACAAAGACGTTGCTGCTCGAGCATTGTGGACGTTTCTACAAACGTTTATCGCAACATTCTTATTGGCAGGCGTAAATCTAGTAAATTTGTTGTTTGCGGCAAGTTGGCGCGAGTTGTGGGCGCTAGCGCTAGCGACGACGCTGTCTGCGATTGCCGCTGGACTGTCGGCCGCCAAGACGATAATTATTGAGTTAGTGAAAGAGATGCGTGATAGCGTCAGTTAGTTGATAAACCTATGAACCCACAGAAAATAACCATCACCAAATCAAGCTTGTGCTTTCGCGAATGCAAAGCTTGCGGCTGCGTGACGCTACATGTCGGCAAGACCACGCCAGAAATGCCAGCAGGCTCGACATACAATGATTGCCTACAATGCCTAGTGGACGCGCACAGCGTGCCGGGCTTAAGCCGCTGGCATGATCCGAAAACTGGCGCACTACTCAAAGAACCGCGCGGTAAGACACCGCCAGCGTCAAAAGGTTGAACTATAAAGGATTGCCTTATAGTTGAGATAGTAAGAGTTGTTTACAAACTGAACTGTTCGGAAATCCCGAACAATTGAAACCGCCTCGATAAGCTCCGAGGCGGTTTTTGAACCGGAAAGAAATCCTTTATAGTTAGGCCGCACCAATTGCGATCCAGCTAAAGTAATATGAACCTCTCAGCATAGCACCATCAAAGCGGCGGCATCTCGCTGTAAATGATGAGTTTGTGATGTTAACCACTCCAATTGACGCACCAGCCCACGATGGATTTGGCGCGTCCGTCCACGGATCGCTAGCGTTGCCGTAGCCGTTATAAGTGCAAATAACAGTCGGTACCGTGCCACTCTTAAATATCTTCGGAAACGCAATGGCTGCCGTAGCTTCTATTGTGTCAGTTGGGGCTATTACTCTTGCTCGACCATACTGAAAAATGACAGGTTCAATCGGTTGGTTAGTGCTATCTCGCTTTGCCTGAATGAAGTCTGACCATTTTAAGTGTCGTGGTAGGACTATACTATAATAGAAATATGTTTACGATACTAAAACGAATCGTTATTCGCTTGTATAAAGAATATCGCTATATTTTCCACGGCAAATAACGTCAATATCGCCTAATCTGTACATTTATAATCAGGAGGATTCATATGGAAAACACTGAAAAAGTACAGAATTATAAGGGCGGCGAGATCCGCCGAACAGTTGACGGCTATTATATTTTCGTCAAAGGCGATGCACACAGCGGGCCGTACGTGAGTATTTCGGCAGCCAAAGGCACGGTCGACACCACCGAGGCTGAGGCTGAAAGTGAGCCTACTGAGCCAGAAGCACCAGTAGTAGAGTCTGCCGACGAGGTTGTCGAGACAGAAGTTGAAAATACCAATGATGATGCTGAGGCTGAGACGGTCGACACCACCGAGGCTGAGGCTGAAAGCACTGACGAAAAATAACTATGGCACTAGGTTTTCCTAATAGCAACGGTGGCCGCACTACTGATAGCGCACTGTTCCACGCACTCGGCAATGCTTTTGTCGGCTCGTGGATCAGCGGCTTTAGAGTGCGTCAAGCCAGCCCCGTCGGCATGAATGTACTGATCGGCGGCGAGAATGGTATACCTGACGACTTACTGGTGCGTGACGCTATGTCGGCGACATTCCCGGTGAGTAATTTAAGCACGCAGCCTGTTCAGGCGAGCGTTACCACGGCAAACAGCGCCAATCCGCGAATTGACGCGGTGGTGATCTACATCGACACAAACGTGACTGCGTCGCAAGCCGTCGCTAACAACGAGAATCGCACAAAGGCCGTTGTCGTTCCAGGCACACCAGCAACCAACCCAAGTGCACCTACACCATCTCAGATCAAGGCGAAGATTGGTGCGTCTAATCCATATGAAGTCATCGCTGAAATACGCGTAAACGCTGGCACGACGACGATTCTTGACTCTGTTATCACCGATAGGCGTAATCCAGCCACATTGGCTGACGGGCGGATTAACAGGGCTGAAATGTTCAAAAACGGCGTGATTGGCTCTGACGTACTTGGCAATGATATAGTCCTACCACGACATATCAACTCACCGTCTCTGTTGGCATTCAGTGCTGACGGTGCCAATCAGAGTGTTACAGGCAATATTTTGGTGCAAGCTGGCTGGGTGCAATTCTGGGGTAACAATACAAAAAGACAGCCAGTCCCCGTCGTATTTCCAAAGCAGTTCAAACAAGTCTTCTCAATGTCGCCGACCTTGATTGGCTATAAAACAGGCAGTAAAGCTAACAGTATTAGCGATTTTAATCAAGTGATCGGCAGTGGCTTGAATATTGAGTCTGGCGTTGTTACGAACACTGGTACAACACTCAACGCTTCAACTACTGGCATATTTGGTGGTGCTTGGCATGGGGTTTCGTGGGTGGCAGTTGGCGTTGTCTAAGACTTCTTAACGTACTGAATTGTCACAAATGAAGTCTTATAACCGGATTGATCTGCGTATGTTTGGATGTTGATGCTGCTATTATCAGCGTAAACTGTCACTGTATAAGCTTGCTGGTCGGCAGCGTGTGGCAGGTTAATTGTCGCGCCAATACTGTCTTCCTTTGCAATGCCGCGAATATTGATGACCATGCCAAGATTTGTGATACCGTGCGGTACGGTTGTTTTGCCGGCGACCTTCAAACCACCCATCGCAAATGTTTTCTGGTAAATTGTGCGGCCGTCAATCCACTTCATGCCGGTGTCGACTTCTGACGTGCTACGGTCGCCGCGGGCTGCTGGCGACAAGTGCCGTGGTAGGACTATACTGTGTAATATTTAGTGAGTTTTCCACAGGTTTAACGGGG